TTGATCCTCAATTCTTTACTAAGATTAAACTAGATGCTGCTCCTAGTGCAGGTTTTGGAGTTGGTAAGTATATCTTTGGATTAAAGAGTGGTGCTTATGGTGTCGTCGAAGGACCACCTAATGGTAAGTATTCTGTTGGAAAAACTCTATTTGTAAAAACTCTGTTTGGCAGATTCCAGTCTGGTGAGACTCTAAGAGACGAAGCAGGCAATACTAATAGAATTGCTACTGACAATACCATTTCACACTTCGTTGTTGTCAATAGAGGACTTGGATATGCTGATGGTTTGACACTGATGATTAATGGTGTCAACTACGATCCTTCAGTTGTAGAAGTTTCCCGTAGAAACAATGGCGAAGTTTATCGTGTTTCTATCAATAATAGAACAGCACTACTTACAGAATTTGTTCAACCACCAGCAGTTTCTATTGTACAACCAGATGGTTCTAGTGAACCAACTCAAGGTGCAGTAATTCTACCAGTTCTTACTAGAAATGCAGTAACAACTTATACCCCACAGAATGTTAAGTCTGTTGCAGCAGAGTATGGTTCTGGAAATGCAAACGTATTTACTGCTGACGTTGTAGTAGATGATCGTACTTTGTCCGAGATCAAGTCTGTAACTGACTTTACTTTCTTTGGATCTAAAGGATACAACTTTATCGAGTCAACTAGTTTCAATGCAGATGCTAGCACTCTACTACAGCAAGGAGACATTGTACAGTTCTCGGACGTTGATAACAACCTAATTCGTGCAACCGTACAATATGCAACCGAGCAAGAAGGTGTTGCTAAGTCTAGAGTTTATCTTGACATTGCTCTACCTGGAGATGTTGTTAATACCAGTATTGTTCGTTTGCGTCCAAGGGTACAAAATTCTAACCAAGGATCTCTAGTATTCCCAACAGGTAGCAATCAGATCAAGAAGATTGCTGCTAATTCGGAAGATACTAAGATTAAGTATTACCTACGTAGAGACTTCTTAACTACGGCATCTAGTGGTGGCGGTACTATTACTTTTGCTGCACAACTAGAATTTGGTACTCAGAGATTTGTTTCCTTCACAGAGCAAAACTTTATCATCACAGTATTGGATAAAGGAGATGCAACTAATATTGAAGATGGAGACATCATCTATATTGATAGAGATAATGTAGCAATTACATCTTCTACGGATACTGCAAGCGGTTTGACCTCTGGTAGTATTAGTCTAAATCTACCATCAACTTATTTTGGCACAATTGCTTCTAATGGCAACTTCCCCAAACTAAAACTAACTGCAACTATTGAAGTTGAAAATGCAAAACCAAGACTGAAGACTTCGGTTGAGAACAAGAGAATTGTTGTTTCTTCTGCTGGTGATAGAGTTATCCCATTCAGAGGAACTGATTATGATACTGATATCGTTGAAATTCTATCTTACTCTGATGCATACAAACTAAGATATGTTTACGAAGGTTCTGCAACTCAACCACCACAGGTTGATACTTCTGGAAATCTCATCTCTGGTAATGACGTAACCGACAGATTCACATTTGACAATGGTCAAAGAGATACAGTCTATGACGTTTCCAGAATTGTCCTCAAACCAGGATTTGAGCAGACTACTGGTCAACTTCTAATTGCATTCGATTACTTTGAACAGTCTCAAGGAGACTTCTGTACTATCGATAGTTATCTACACGAAGCAGGTGTACCAGAGGATGAAATTCCTTCATTCAATTCATCTGTTCATGGTAATGTAAGTCTAAGAAATGTCATTGACTTCAGACCAAAAGTAGATAGCACTGCAGTTATTGCTGGTTTCCAAGATACATCTTCTCTATCATACAATGTTGGAGCATTCTCTGGTGCTGGTGCTGTTGTAGCATCTACTCCTGCACCTGATATTAATTTAGAATACACAGTATCGTTTAGTCAAGTTCAATATCTTGACAGAATTGATGGTGTGTTCCTCAATAAGAAGGGAGAGTTTCTTGTTAAAGAAGGCAATTCTTCACTTAACCCATCGAAACCAGATCCAATTGATGATGCTGTACCTCTATTCTATGTACATATTCCTGCGTTCACTCAGTCTAGCAAGGATGTAAGAATTACTCCTGTCGATAATCGTCGCTATACAATGCGTGATATCGGCAAACTAGAGAAGCGTATTGAGCGTCTTGAGTATTATACCACACTCAGCATTCTAGAGCAGCAAGCTCTTAACATGCAAGTCAAAGATGAGATTGGTTTAGACAGATTTAAGAGTGGATTTATTGTAGATAACTTTGAAGCACATAGAAGTGGTAATCTATCTGCTTTAGACTATCAGTGTTCCATCGATTCTCAGCAATCAGTATTACGTCCTCAGTCAAAAGAAGATTCTTTCATTCTTAAGGAAGTTAATACCAGAGAAGATCAAAGAATCGTATCTGGTTATAAGAAGTCTGGCGACATTATTACACTACCATATTCAAGTCTATCCTTGCTTGGTAATGACTTTGCATCCAAGACACTAAATCCAAATCCATTTGTTGTTCTTCAGTATGTTGGAGATGCTGAAGTATCACCAAGCATTGATCAGTGGTACGATGATACACAAGAACCACTAGTTGTAGATACTAATACAGACATCTATAAGATCTTCCTTGCTAAAGAAGATGTCAAAGAGAGTCTTTCTAGTCTACACAACTCGTTTGTAATTAACTGGGTTGGTTCTTCGCCATCATTTACAGCAATCAATTCTCTTGGTGGTGTCAATTCACAAGATGCAGTTGCTACGGTAAGTGCTGCTTCTGTAGGCAGCACCTCAAACATCAGTCCACAAAACAACGAAGTTGGCAAGGGTGTACAAAATAAAACTACCAGAGGCAATAGTGTTGCAACAGCACTACAGTTCTTTGCTAGAAGCGTACCCATCAAGTTTGTTGTAAGAAGACTAAAACCAAATACTGAGATCTCAGTATTCTTAGAGGGAAGAAACATCAGCAGATGGGTCAATCCCGATCTGAGATTCACTGGTATTGCTGGTAGTTCCCCATCAGCATTCAACGGTAAGATTACCACCGATGATGATGGCAATGCTAGCGGCACCATTCTTCTCCCAGCAGGTGCTCCTCCTAGAGAAAACGCTACCTGGACTGGAGATGTAGATACTGGTGACTATGATTCATCTGCAGAAGAAGTAAGAATCTCTGCAGGTATTAAGACCTTCAGATTTACTTCTAGTGCAACTGATGCAGATAAGACAACAGTAGATACTTACGCCGAAGTTAAGTATTATGCAACTGGTATTCTACCAGAAAATCCTGTCAGCATTATCTCTACAAAACCATCATACTTCAAAGCAAACGAAGGTGTACAATTTGTAGATAGCAACACTGATAATCCAGTAAGACCTAACCCACTTGCTCAAACTTTCAAGATTGAGAACTACGAAGGTGGATTATTCACAACTGGTTTGGATCTATACTTCAATAAGAAGAGTTCTACAATTCCAGTAAAAGTATATCTAACCAATGTTGATTCCGACAAACCTGGCAAGAACATCATTCCTGGAACCGAAAGAGTCCTCTCCCCATATACATTCCTGAAGTTCTTCACCAACGGAAACGTATACATTACTCAGGGTGAAAGTATCACTGGTGCAACTTCTGCTGCTAGTGGTCCTCTTGCTAAGGTTATCGATAAGAACGGTGTTGAGTTAGTTCCATCTTCATCAGGAAAATACCTGCTCACCAATGAGCAAGTTTACACAATGGTCTTGAGCAATCATAACGGTCGTTCATTTAGTCAGAACGAAAACCTAATTATCCCATCTGTTGTATTGGCAAATGCCACTGAAGGTAAAACATCTGTACTAACAATTGCGAAGGACAGTGGAAAACTCTCTTCTATTCGTGTATTGAATCCTGGTGATAACTACGAAAGTGCAATTCTGACTATCGAAAGTCCACAACTCCCAGGTGGTTCTGTTGCAACAGCAAGAGTAGGAGTGTCTGGTGGTAAAGTTTATAATACAGAGATCTCCCTAACTGGTTTCGGATATACTGAAGCACCATCAGTTGTTGTCAGAGGCGTCGGTAATGGCGCTGGAGGATGCGTAGTAGAGACTTCTATTGAGATCGACACACCTGCAGTTAGAATGGGCGTAGCAGTCGATCAGGAAGGTCTGACGAACTCTACAGTTCCAACACATTTCATGTTTGATCATCCAGTCTATCTACAGAATGACACTGAATATGCTCTAGCAGTAGAGACTGATTCTACTGATTATGAACTCTGGGTATCTAGACTGGGAGAGATCGATGTTGCAACTAGCACCGTAATTACTACACAACCTTCACTAGGTTCGGTATATAGATCTCAAAACGTTGATGTTTGGACAGAAGATATTTTTGAAGATCTCAAATTCACTCTTTACAGAGCAGAATTTGCTATTGACAGACCATGCGAACTTCTTCTCAAGAATAAGTCTCTTGGTTATGAACTTCTGAATAAGAATCCATTTGCTACTAACGCAACTGCAAATACAAATGCAACTTCTAAACTATTCAAGAACAACAACAGCGTTGTAAGAGTATCTCATAGAGACAATGGTTTCGAGGGAACTGGAGACTCTTATGTATTCTTTAGAACTGCACAGCAGACTGGTGGTGTTACATCTGACGTTCTTAATACTTCACTATTCAAAGTTTCAAACACTGGTGTAGATTCATATAACATTGTTTCTAGTATCCAAGCATCTGGCAATTCAATTGGCGGTGGTGAGACAGTATATGCATCATACAACAGAAAGTTTGAGACACTATATCCTCAGGTTCAGTATTTGACATTCACTGGAACTAAGATTGAATCTATGGTTAAGACAACCAACATGATCCCTGTTGATTCTAGCACAACCAATTATACATCATATTCACAATCTGAATATGAGAAGACTTTCTTGAATGAACCACATTACTTCACAAATCAGAAAGTTCTTGCTTCTGAAATCAATGAAACTCTAAATGATCTAGATGAGTCTCTAGTGTATAAGTTAGATCTTTCATCCACAGTATCATACCTATCTCCTGTAATTGATCTTGCAACTAGCAGCGTCAAGACTGCATCGAATAGAATTGATAATGCTTATGGTCAGGAAGATAGATTTGGTAGAAGAGATCAAATTGTAGAGTTCTACCCAGTATATACTTTTGAAATTTCCGATCTAGGTTCTGTTGATATTACCAACAACCAGTCTATTGAAGGATACACTTCTAAGGCATCTGGAACTATTGCTAAGGTAGATGGTACTACAGTATGGGTAAGAGTTAAGACTACACAATTCTTCCAGAAGGGTGAGAGAGTAACTCTTGGCAGTCAGTTGACATTAGTAGAGAATGTTGGTGGCGAAGATCTACCACTAGGCAAGATCGGAACAAATCCATCACAGATTCTAGTCAATATTAACGACGCATCTACTATTGTCGCTAGAAATCCATCCACCATCACCGAAACATATGATAATGTGGTCACTGGTAAAACTGTTATCTGGAACAATCAAACTCAAGAATTGACTCTTAGAGTTGATACCCAACCAATCCTAGATGATTTTACAGGAAGAATCCAAGACAATACTGCATTCAATAGAAATGCAATTGTTGGAGATCAGGTAAATGATATCTTTAGAGTTGGAGACTTTATTAAGTATCCAGAGCAAACAGATGACGAGGCATACTTCTTAGAGATTGGCACAGTATCCTACACTAATGGATCTGAATTTGTTCCCGAAGATAGTTCTAGAAACAGTTCTTCTATTGCGAAGTATATTACCAAAGAGGTTGCTATTAGCAGTCCTGCTACTGCAATTGATGTACATCTAACTGTCAATGTAAAAGACTTTGCTAATGTCAGAGTTCTTTACAAGTATAAGAAAGCATCATCACAGGAGAACTTCGATGACCTTGATTGGGAATACTTCAATGCAGATGGATCTCCAGATAACCTAGAGATTGCTACTCCAGAAAATAGCATTTCTAGTGTTGTTGAGAAGCAATCTTCATATCAAGATGTCAAGTATAGCGTATCAGATCTACCTGAGTTCTCATCCTTTGCGATTAAGGTTGTTATGAAGGGCGTAGATCCCGCGTTTGTACCTAAGATTCAAGACATTCGAGCTGTCGCTGCTTTCTAATTCCGCGCATGAATTATATCAAAGTTGAGGGGCATGATGGTCTCGTTAGAGACGAGACCACAGGTGCCATCTTGAATCACGACGATTCTGCTATACAAGCTCGTCGTAAACAAAAACAACTGAATTCCGCGTTGGAAGACATAAATATGTTGAAGAATGAAATCTCTGAAATCAAATCACTACTTAGAGAGTTAGTAAAAGATGCCCGCAATTAACGTCGCAAGAACTGACACCTTTGAACAGCAAAGGGTCAAAATTAATGAAATTTCAAACGCGATTTTCAACATCACTGCTGGTGGTAGTGATCTCGCTACTGGCAAATTAAGGATTGGAGATGGTACTAAACAAGAACCATCTCTAGCATTTGAGAATGATACCACACTAGGTATCTACAGAGCAAATGTTGGTGTCTTAGGATTTGTTGCCCAAGATAAAAAAATTGTTAATTTTTCTTCTACTGAGATTCTTGGTTTCCAAAGTTTCAATTTACAGAAGAATGTTGTAAGCGAAGTTATTATCTCTAATGCTGGTCAGAATTATGATGCTGGCATTTATAGTGATGTTTTTGTCAATGGAGGAACTGGTAGTGCCCTCTCATTAGATATTGAAATTATTGCACATGATGGTGTAATTAATAATACAGGAGAAGGATATACACCAGGAACATTTAGTAATATTCCTCTAACTGGAGGAAATGGTAGTGGTGCTCTCCTCAACTTCACTGTAGAAGAGATTGTAGGTGATATCACTAATGCTGGTTCTGCTTACGCTCCTGGTAATTATTTTAGTGTACCGTTAACTACGAGTGGAAGTGGTTCAAATGCAACTGCAGATATCCTAATTGATGGTACTGTTGATTATAATGGATCTATCACAAATGCTGGTACTGGTTATACAGAAGGAACATATCAGGCAGTAAGTCTTTATAACGCCGCGACAACAACGTATACAGTTGCTGCTATTACAAACCCAGGAACTCCACCACCATCTGAAGTTTATACTATTAATGGTAATACTCAACAGGCTCTAACTCTAACTGTAGGAAACACATATAGATTTGATGTTTCTGATGCAAGTTTGACAACTCACCCATTAGCTTTCCAAAATACTGGGGGAGAACCTTTAGATCCAGTATTCTTCTCTACTCAGTTTGCTGGAATCCCTGGAACTGCTGGTGCTTTTATTGATCTTATCATTAAACCAGGCGCTCCAACTACTGCGATTGAATACTATTGCACCAATCATTCTGGAATGGGTGCAGCTATCAATCTACAAACTGGTGCTGCAGGAAGTTCTGGTAATGGAATGACTGTAGACATTGAAGTTGACGCTTCTGGTGTCGTAACTTCAGCATCTATGAATACAGCTGGACAGGGATACTCTACTGGCGATGTTCTAAGTGCTTTAGATACTATCCTAATTGGTGCTGGTAATGGATTTGAATACACATTAGGCGGATCATTTACTTATACTGGTACTGTTAGTAGCATCACTATTACCAATCAAGGTAGTGGTTATGAGACAGGAGATACACTATCCATTTCAGATGCTGATGTTGGCGGTGGAGGTGGATCTGGATTTTTATACACAATCACATCAAACCCTGGAAGTATAACTGGTATTTTCTGGCAAGACAGAGGAACAGGATATCTAGTTGGTGATACATTAAATCCTGCAGGACCAGTAAATAACGTCGCTACTACTTTAAGTGGAACTGTTGCTGGTGTCACTGGATCTTGTTTGCTAGCAAGCACAACAATTACTGTTGCTTCGACAACAGGAATTCTGAATGGAATGATTGTTAGTGGAGATCAGATTGATGCTGGTACAACAGTAGTCAATGTTATAAATGCAACTCAAATTGAAATTTCTGCTAATCCAACTGCTGATGAACCAAGTGCAACATTTAGTTTCTCTGGTCCTGGTCTGAATAACGTACTCAGCGTTGCTACAACTGCTGGTATTTTTGAAGGAATGATCGTTACTGTTGCTAGTGGTGTTGGAACATTGCTACCAAACACCACGGTACAGAGTGTTGATTCAGACAACAATGAAATTACCATTTCACAAGATGCAGATAGTCCTGGAAATGTTAGCGTTAACTTCACACCTCCATATGGAACTGGATCTCCTTCATGGGAGTATGAAGTAAACAGTGTTGGTGTTGTTGACACAATTGCTGTTAATGGAGAGGGCAATGGATATGAAGTTGGTGATCAAATCACTGTTGATGAATCTCTACTAGTACAACCAGAGACATTTGCAGTTACAAACCAATCTTTAACGAAGATTACATTTGCAACACCACCTGCTGCAGGAACATTTACTACTAGTGATCAGATCACAGAAGATGGAGTCATTAACTTTGATGTTGTTCTAGTAAAAGAGTCGGGTGGATCAACAGATTATATCTTAGTTCAAAATACAACAATTGTTGCTGGTGCTGATATTGAAACAGTAGCAAATCCTGGTACTACCTACACCACAAATACAATTGAAAATACATTTAGATATGCAATTGATGGATCCATTGAACCATCTATTACTTTATATGTTGGAAGTTCATATACATTTGATCTATCGGATAATTCTAACTCAGGTCATCTATTTGCTCTTAGTGCATTTAGAGATGGTGTATATGCTCCAAGTATTGTAGAAGACGTAACTGTCGATCTTACAGCAAATAGTGCACTGACCTAAAGCATTGGTAGTTCAGCAGCTGCTATTCTACCAGGGATGGCAATCACTCAGACATCTGGAAGTGGAATTCCTAGTGGAACTACAGTTGTATCTGTTGATACAGGAACTAATGTAGTAACAATGAGCAATAACTCATTGATTGATACTACTGGTGCTGTATTAGATTTTGCTGGTGTAGAATATACTGATGGAGTAACTAGAACTGATGATTCTTTAACTATTATTGTTAGAGACACCACACCAACTCTTTATTACTATTGTGGAACGGGAGTTGGACATGAAAATGAAGGTGGTTTTGACAATGAAGAAATTGCAATTACTATCGATCCAAATAATCCAAAAACTTTTGGATCTGACGCTCTATTTGTAG